CGATTCAGGAGAACCGTACCAAGCTCCAGCAAATGCTGGCTGCGATTGACAATGTGATTATCCAGCTGTGCAACCAGAAAACGAGCGAGGTTCAGTTCCAGGGGCAAATGTACAAATTTCAAGACTTGAGCAAACTCTTTTCCTTACGGGAATCGATCGCTGCTCGGGTACAGGATGAGCAGGACCAACTCCGCGGCGCAGCGCGTTACCGACAATGTGTCGCTACGTTCATCGAATATTAAAGCCGTGGGATTTTTAAACAGTTTAAAAACTTTTTTTATCGGTGCGCCTGAGAGGGTCTTGGAACCGCCTAAGCTGCCCGCACCGATGGTTCTCGGGCCGTCAACCGTGAGTCGAACTGAGGAATGGCTTAAACGTGAGCTAGACCCTTTTAGTGCGACCCGAATCTATGACGCGGCGATCCCGCGGCCATATACCGCTGACTGGCAAGGCTGGGCCACAAGCGGCAGTTACGAGGTTTTAAACGCGTGGCGCCGGGTCTGTTATCTGGCGCGCGACCTGGAGCGGAACAATTCCCATTGTGTGGCATTCTTACGCGAATTGCGCAATAACGTGCTAGGGTCTACTGGAATCCGGCCGCATCCACGAGTCATGCTCCAGAAAGGTAACCGACTTAATAAAACCCTTTGTAAAGAGATCAAGACCGAATGGAACCTATTCCGGCGCCGAGGCAATTACGAGGTCACCGGGCTCTGGAGCGGGCAAACCTGTGATGAACTAGCCTTGCAACGGATGGCAGTTGATGGCGGTGTACTGCTTCGTTTGCATCGCGGGTATGCCAATCGGTGGCGATTCGCCGTCCAGTTGATTGAAGTTGATGCGCTAGACCTCTGGTACAATACAACCAACGTGCCTACGGGCAACCGGGTAACAACCGGTGTTGAGACCGACAAACTCGGCCGGCCGGCAGCGTATTGGTTACTTGATTTCTACGAAGCAGACCTTTTTGCGAACCAGTACACAGGGCAACGGGTTCGGGTTCCCGCAAATGAGCTCATCCATTTATGGTTGCCTTCCCGGATAACGAGTGTCCGCGGGGTGAGCTGGTTTACGCCCGCGATGATCGATCTTAGGATGCTCGGGAAATACGAAGAGGCCTGCGTTATATCGGCACGGAATTCGGCGGCGAAAATGGGCTTTTACGAGAAAGAAAAAGACAGCCCTAAGTACGAGGGACAAGGAAGCCGTCCAGACGGAAGTATCATTGAGGAAATTACGCCAGGACTAATCTCGGAATTACCGGCGGGCTACAAGTTTAAGCCATTTGACCCCGGTCAACCTTCCGACATGTACCCGCATTTCCGTAAAAACATTCTGCGTTCGATATGTTCAGGGCTCGGGTCGATGTACAACACGGTTGGTAACGACGCCGAAAGTGTCAATTATTCCAGCGCGCGTTTTGCCAAGGAAACCGAAAACGAGAACTGGAAAATTCTGCAACGGTTTTTGTCGGAACAATTAGAGCAAGCGGTGTTTGACGCGTGGCTTGAATGCGCCGTATTGGCAGGAGCTATTCAAACATCGTTCACCCAGATTGACGCCATCAAAACTAGCATGACTTGGCGTCCGCGCGGCTACAGTTACATCGATCCGCAAAAGGATAGTCAAGCGTCGCTAGGCAATATCGATGGCGGACTTTCGACGCGGCGTAAAGAACTGGCTGACTTAGGGCTGGATTACGACGAGTTTCTTGACGAAGTCGAAGATGAGCGAGACGACCTGGAAGCGCGCGGAATAGTGTTTACGAACCCATATAGCAAGAAGCCAGAAGTCGAATCGAGTCTGGAAAATCCGGCAGTCGAACCCGGAATCTCGGAGGAAGCTGCTAAAGAGCAAGCGCAGGCAACGCCAATGCGACCCGGAGCGGTGAAGCCGAACGGCGCTAAAAACGGCAGCAGGGGTTAAAGAATAGAAGCATTGACCCAGTCGCGCGTAGTTAAAAATAAGTATGGATCTTCCTATCGTCACCAGAGCATTGACACTGGAAGGCGAATCGCCGATTGACGTCGATAAACGCTTGATTCGAATGAGTTTTTCCTCATCCGAACCGATCCTGCGCCACGTCGAGACGAAAGTCTATTACGAACGGCTTTCGCACGATCTGGAAGCAATCGACACTACGCGGCTTTCTAACCGGTCAGTACCGTTTTTGGACGGGCACGATTGGAATAAAGTAGGCGGGAAAGTCGTCGACTACGCGGTTCGCAGCGAAAAAGGGCACGCCACGGTTAAGCTCAGCCGGAACGCGATCGGGACCGAGATGCTCAACGATATTGTGGACGGCGTGCGGACCGAAATCAGTTTCGGTTACAAAGTACTGGGGATGAAAAAGACGGGTGAACGCGACGGGAAAGACGAGTACACCGTGACCAAATGGATGCCGTACGAGTTATCGTTAGTCGGAGTGCCCGCCGATCATACCGTTGGGGTTGGGCGGGCAATGGACGAAAGGTATCCGGTAGAAATTGAAGGGGAAGAGCGGGCCGAGGACGACGGCGACGATCATTATAGCCAGTATGGCGATGTCGAGTACGCCGATAAGAAAAACCACAAATATCCGGTCGACACTAAAGCGCACGCTAAAGCGGCTTGGAGTTACATAAACATGCCGAAGAACGCGGCGAAGTACTCTCCCGAAGAGCTAAAGACGATTAAAGGCCGGATAAAAGCGGCCTGTAAAAAGCATGGAGTCGAAATGTCGGAAGAAATGGAAATGGACCCAGCTGGAGTAACCAGAGAATCTTACGTAGTTAAGTCTGAATCTGAAATTGCTATGGCCGAAAATACGCCAGTCTCAAAAGTCGAAGTGATTGCGGAAACGCCGGAAAAAATACGCGAAGCCGAATTGACTAGAATCCGAGAGATTACGGCAATTGGCGCAAAGTTTGGCTGCGTCAAGGAAGCTGAGGACTTTATCAAGGAAGGGTCAACGCTAGCTTCCTTCAGCGCCTTTGTTTTGGCTGAGAAAGCCAACCAAACGCCGGCTATTCGCACGGCTGACCCTTACGTAGGCACAACGCCTAAAGAGCGACAGACCTACAACCTGTGTAAAGCACTTCTTGAGGGGCACGAAAAGCTGACCGGGTTCGAACGCGAGATGTCGCAAGAAATCAGTAAACAGATCGGACGTTCGCCTAGTGGAATGTTTATACCAGAATACGCCCTTATGCCTCCACAACAGACCCGCGCGGATCTGTCGGCTACGGGCGGTGCATCGACTGGTGGCGCTTTGGTGCCGCTAATCATCGATACAACGCTAGTCCCTTTTTTGCGCGTTAAAATGGTCACCGGGCGCATGGGCGCAACGATGTTCACAGGACTGACTGGCAATTTCGCGCTTCCGCGAATGACCGGTGCTGCAACTGCCCAGTGGAACACAGAAACGGGCGATATTACCCGATCCAACCAAACGTTCGATCAGGTTGTGTTCCAGCCGCAACGGCTTTCCGCGTCGACCGCATACAGTAAATGGTTGCTTCAACAGGCAGTCGTTGATGTCCAGACCGTGGTTCGCGACGATCTGCTGCAGATTATCGCCATTGGGTATGATCACGCAGCGCTTTACGGGACCGGCGCATCGAATCAGCCAGTAGGTATTTTTTCGACCACAGCCGATACCGTATGGCCGAGTGCGTACACTAAGACAAGTCCAAGCGTTACGTTTGGCTCCGGATACCCAAGCTGGAGCAAGGTAGTCCAGTTCGAAGGCAACGTTGAAGCGAACAATATCGACTTAGACAACGCCAGTTGCGGATACGTGACCAGCCCGACGGTCAAGAGTTTGTGGAAAACGATGGCCAAAGCGGACCCGCGCGCTACGAACCAGTTTTATCCAGAGTTTATCTGGGAAGCCGGTACTAACGGCGACGGAAGAGTAAACGGATACAAGGCGTTATCCACAAAACAAATCTCTGATGACAAGGTCATATTTGGCCGCTGGAGCGATCTAGTTATTGCTCAGTGGGGCGGGATTGATATGGTGACCGATCCGTACACGCTGGCCAGCACGTTCCAGATTCGAATCATCATAAATTTAATGACTGATGTGGACATGAGATACAGCCCTAGTTTCTGCTATTCGACAGATACGGGGCTAATGCATTGAGTGTCAGAGGTTGCTGATAATTTCCTCGACGCGTTCGGTGACGCGCTTTCGGTAGACGGCGAGACGCACAATTTCGTTTTTTCAAACGGCGTCACTACCCCGATTTTTTGCCTTTGGGTAAAAGACGTTAGCAACACGTTCCACACCCATACGCACGGGTACGAGGAAACGCTTTACCAAAACCAACGTTTGGTCCTTATCCGCGAATCGGACGTACCGTCTGACGCGCGAATGAAAGCAAACGATTTTCTGACTATCGACGGTGCGCGGTACAAGATCGTTACCGCTCGATTAAGAGACTTTATCTGGACGCTCACGCTGCTTATAATGTCGGTGTAAAACTCTTATGGGCCTGGTCGACCTCCAGATTAATATCCCGAATCTCGAGGAGGTGGTTGATAAACTCTCCTCGATCCCGGGGGGTGCGGCGTTCGCCATCAACCACGCAATCTACGATACCCTGAAATCTGTCCGGACACAGGCGACCAGAGCAGCCCGTGAACGCTATAACGTACCGTACAGCTGGGTTTTAAAATCTTTCGGTAACCCTAAGGTGATTGGAATGTACGGCATCCTACAATCGACCGGAGCGCGGGCACCGCTCTTCATGTTCCCGCATCAAGCCGCGTATCCAGGCGGAAAAGGATCGCCCGCGGCAAAGGTTTCTGAACTCAAAAGTCATACTATGCTCTTGCGCCACGCGTTTCACAAAGGCGTTAAAGTGCGCACAGGCGGTACGGGCTCACCGCGCTATCCCGTGCATATCATGGTTGGGCGCGCGGCTCCGCAGATGATCAATGAACAAGGCGAGGTCTGGCCGAAAGTTGAAGAGTTTGAACGCCAATATTTACAGGAGCGGCTCAGCCATTATATCGACGCACTCTTGAAAGGAGACATCG